TTTTTGCAATCGTTGTTAATACCGTCGCAATAACCGGCAACACCGACTCTCCAAGTTTAGCAAAAATAGCCGTCCATGCTTGAGTTATTGCTAATATTGCTTTTTGATTACTAATAGTTTGTATTTCTTTTCTAGCCATTTCAGCATAATCTTTTATTTGAGATTTATTAACATTCATCAATGTATTGTATTGATTTCTTTGTTCTGCTGTCATCGCCCTTAATACCTTTGAATGTTCTCTATCCGATTCCAACATAGATGCTACTTCGCCGGCCTGTTTACCTAGAGCTTTTGCGACTGCATCTTGTTGGAATGGGTCCAATTGTTCAAAATTAGCTTCTTTAGCCAATTTTACAATTTCTTCATTTAATCCTTGAATATCCCTATGATATGCTAATTCACGAGCCTTTTGAAGATTCATTGATTTTCCTAACAAAACACTGGCTTCCATTTCGTTTTTTACACTCTCCGTAAAATTCAATAAAGAAGCAGCCGATGTAGTTGATGATTGTAAACTTGTTCCAAGTAACTTTGCCTGTACTGCGGATTTTAACAATACAAGAGGGTCGCGGGATAAAAATTGATACCCTTTCTCAGCTGCTGCCGCTACGTCCTGTAACACATCATCTAAAGGAACTCCTGCCGCTGCTGCCATACGTTGAGCTACCATCAACATATCCTTTTGAATACTCATCGTTGACTTGCTTACCGTAGCCATAGTTTTTAGAAACTTAGCCGATGTTTGTGCGGTAATACCAAACTGAGCAGAAAATAGTGACATATCTATCACCATATCTTCTGTATATGAACTCATCGAACCGGCGGTTTCGGCTATTGCCTTAAATGACTCATAAACATCTTTAGCACTCACCCCAATGCCCATATATTGAATAGCAATACTCCGAGCAATCTTTTCTATATCTTCTGATTGACTTCTAACGATGCCCATTGATTTTCTAAAATCAGCCGCGGCGGAATCTAGTTGGTCAAATACCCCCCATATTTTTTTGAATGTGTATAGTAATATGTTAACCGCTATGCCTGTTATAAATAATTGCGGAGAAAGATTAAATGCCTCCTTCATTTTTTTACCTTTAGCGACAAACCCTCCGAGCTTAGCATCCAACTCTTCCCATCCCTTTTTTATTTTTTCCTGATTTGCTAAATCGGTTTGTATCTTATACTGTTTTAACAATAACTTTGAAATTTTTTCGATAGCCTTTGCTAAATCTGCTTCTGCCGTAAGACTTCCCGCTGCCCATGCTTCTGTTAAGTCATTGATTTCTTGTTGTTTGTCACGTATCTTTTTTTGAACTTGATTTAGAAGTGTGTCTGCTGCTGATTTAGCTTCCGTGTGTTTTAGAATTTTTTTATTAAGACTCTCTAAAGATTTTGTAACCATGGCGCCAGCTAAAAGACTGCTTCCAGAGTCTCTTATGCTTTTATTTATAGCATTGTAAATGCTTAAGAGGTCCTGTGTTTGCTCCTTACTTAATTCAACTGGTGTCGCCATAGATTATATCCTATGGATATAAATAGTAGAAAACTGGAAGAATTACCTTAGTTTATTGATGTTGGGACGAGAAACCGATTTTGGTTTGGGGTTCATATCAGAATCTCCGCTCTTTGCGTGGTTAGATTCCAATTCTTTTTGTTCAATTAACATTTTCAGATAGAAATACCGAAGGAATACAGGCATGGCGTAAACTTCATCGTGTGTGAAGCCACCATTACTGTTGTAAATTATATGGAAGATTTCTTTGTGAATCCGAACTTTATCCTCAGGCGTCAATGTCAGGCCATAGAAAGGATGCCCCTATGGGCATATCTAACCTCCTTTCAAAGTCACACTCTGAACACTTGAAATCAAAAGTCATATCCACGTCAGGATTGTTCTCTTTAATGTGTTTTCTAAGCGCCAGACTGTCTTTGGCTGTCAATCTATCCTCTACAAACTTTCGGATAGCGGCTCTATCCGTATTACCACCCACCGATGTAAAAAGATATTTCAAACGAGTGGTGAGTTCTCCTGTATTGTCTTTGGAAATCTTTTTGAGTTGAACTAATTCAGCATCAATTGATTGTTCATCAAGTTGATTCAACAGTTTGTATGTCACTGCTATGCCCGATGGCAGTGTCGTTGAGAAATTGTTCTGTCCCTTTGGATGGGCGTCAAAATCAAATTTCTTATATGAAAGGTCTGAAAGGTTGATTTTTACTTTGTTTTGAGCTGAACATTGAGGACATGTTATTGACACTGGATAGTCATCACCATAAGCTAAACGTCTAATTGCTATGAAGATGGCATTTTTATCAGGAATTAGAATGTCTTCAATTTTTATTGCTTTATTGATGATTACAGACTCCATCAACTTATCCAATACCTTACCCTTTTTGATAAGTTCTTGGTTAGCTAAAAGGTCTTCTTCTCTAGCCGTCATCTGTTTGATTTCTATTTCGCCAGATGATAGTGGGTGTCCTTCCGGATAAAACCATCCTTTGGTTGGTAAAGGAATTACCTCACTTGGATATTTTTCCTTTGGTTGTGATGCGTCTGACTGTTGTTTAAGAACAAAGTCTGGAACGTTGACGGCTGGGCGTCTAATTGGGATTGTTTGATTATTTTCACTCATAACTAATTTGACCTTTCATGAAGATACATAGTCGGCTGGTATAACTTTTAGACTTTTTTTAATTGTCGTAAAACATTTCTAATGCTGCCTTTTCACTATCTGAAAGTCCATAAGGAACTAAGTTACCACCAGAACGTCTTACCGGAACATCTTGTGGAGTTGTGCTATACATGTGTTCTGGCGTTCTAAGTTTCTTTTCATGTATTTTTTCTTGCTCTTTTTCATAAGAAATCTCTTGTAATGCAGATTTTACACCATCACGTATTACATCCGATGTTATATTTTTACCAGAAACTTTTACTTCTATTTTATCTGTAGATGGTTGTTTTCTGAAAAGTTTTAGGGCTAGATACACTCCACCGACAAGAACTATAAGTTCAAGTAGAATACCGGCGATTATTAGAAGAATTGTAACCATTATACCGTTGGAACTACTCGCTTGGACAACTGTGTGTTAATAGTATCAATAGCATCTCTGTCATTTTTCTTTTGAAAACTATCATAACTTTTAACCGTAGTAGAATACTGGTCACGTTGTTGTTTATTCTGTTTGGCTTTTGCTTCGGCTTCTTTTTTTTGTTTAACCAAATCAACCCTTTGTTTAGCCAAATCGTTTTTTTGTTGATTTAGAGTCTTTGATACATCCGTTCCAGCATCGTCACGGCCTGTGTTTTCAACATCCGAAGCCATACCATATTCTTCATCCATTATTTCACGAACCATTCGTTGTAGTTGTGATTTCAACCCTTCATTTTTAAGTGTTGGTCCTTGATTATCAGGACTAGATGCTTGAAATGCTTGTCTAAACTTTGATGTTACAACTGTGTAAAGACCTATATCAAACCAACCAAAAATAAATCGAAAGAACTTTTTCTTTTCGTCGGGAGTATATTTATCAGACCCCAAAGCCTGACGTATATTTGCCGTAGATACAGGCTTGTTATCAATTTTTGAATCATCTACAATTAAAACATAAGCATGTTTATCCAAAGTATCCATATTTTCTTTGCCTTCATATGGTTGAAAATATTTAGTTTCATCTTGATTATTCAATTGTAATTGAGCCGCCTCTTTTGGATTTAAAGCATATACAACCTTGGTATGTTCTTTTGAAAACTTATTAAAAATTACAAGTGGATGTTTCCAATCTTCTACTTTTATTACATGGCTACCCGGAATACCATGTCTTACCAAAATTTGTTCTTTGTCGCCAAAATTCAATGGAGCAGCTTCGGTAGGAGTTCTATCGGTAGTCACTACAAAAGTATCAGGTCCAACAATTTGTTTTAGTTTTTTATAAACCTCCAAATGTGCTCGTGTTGGTGGTTGGAAGTTGCCGGGATAAATACCTATCGTTTTCATACTTTTTTAGTTCTTAAAGTTTTCCACAACAAATGTAATGGTTTTGCTGCATCATTCTTTGTTTTAAATTCGTTTTCTTTTTCTTGGGTAACATTATAGCTTCTATCAGGTCCAATCACCGAAAGTATTACATATCCATCAGGCCTTGATTGAATCACACCCAATAGAATCTTTCCATAATAAACATCAACCGGCATATTAAAACCATCCATAGTTGCCATCCACTTGAATTCGTGAAATCTATACGACTCATTTAGTTTACCGTTCAATTCAGGGTCATTCAACGGGTCACGTTCCTTTTCATAGTCACCAAATGAAACATTATGACTGTAGCCTGTTCCGTCGCCTTCTCTTATTTTTTGATTGATTTGTTTCAATCGTCTCTTGATTTCAAAATCGTATTTTTGCCATTCTTTCCAAACCAATGGTCCATATTGAGAGTATTCTTCTGGTTTATTCTTTTTCAGATAGGTCAAAGTTCTACCAGCTTTGTCTTTCAAAGCCTTCAAATTATCCAAAGTCATCAATGAAAAATTTGGAGTTTGTTGAGCTGGTTGATTTGGAACTTTCTTGATATTCCAAGACCTGACTCCCGGCATTGTCGATTTAAGGTCTTTCTGTGTTACTTCTTTTAGAATCTCTCTTATCATTTCTTTTAGATTAGACCTCTTCATAGTAACATTTTCCTTAAACCTTTCAAAATATGGTCTATATCTTCCACCAGCAATACTTCTCCAAGTTGACCAAGATGTAGGATAATTAGAATTTTTTCCTATGGTGTATGTCTGGTGAAAATCTAAACCAAAAATATCTTCAACTTTTAATAATGATTTTTCAAAAATTTCATCATTAAATCCTGTGTTCTTTGGCGACTCACCCATTTTTTCTTCAATTTCATTATTCAAATGTTGCAACGCAGCACCCATGTCTGAATCTAATAGTTCTTTATTTTCAAATAGTTTGCTCATGGGTAAAATTGTCTTACATATAAATACATCCTACTGTCTGTAAAAACAAAAATCCCCAACCTTAAAGATTGGGGAGTTTGTTAATAAAGGATGTATTTGTTTGATTTGATTAGTATTGTAGGATAGCGTAATCGTAGCTAACCGTAATGTTAATTGATAGTGGGTCGCCGGTGTTAGTCCAGTCAACCGATTGAAAGTCACCATTGGTCACAAATGCGCCTACAAGCGTCCATTCTTCTACCTTGTCACCTACCGGTCCAAGAACGTTAACGGTGATGTTTTTCTTATAGAAATCCATGTAACCGTCACGGCCCGTCACCGATTCGTGAGATAGACGAATCCATTCCATTACGCCTTGAGCGCCGGAAGGAACGATTGCGTCATACAACTCCATTACGACTTCTTGCCAAATGGATTTGCCCTTGTAGTATCGTTGAAGATTGATGTGGTCAAGAGCTTTACGTTCCTGCACAATCTTTGGCCTGTCGGTCTTTCTAATTAAGAAAGACGGAATGCCGTCACAATACATGATAAAACGATTTACCGTCTTTGGCTCGTAAGCCGTCCAAAAAATTTCGTTGCTGTTTAATAGGTCTGCCATATAATCATCCTTTATGTTTGATGTTGAATATAAATAGTATCAACATAATGTTTTTTACTATTTTTTAAGAGAATATCCATCCAACCAACTTATCGTATAAGTGCGAATCAATTCCCTCATCTATTTTCAAAGCTTCAGCATCATATCCCAAATTACTAAGTTTTTGATGTGGGATGGTAATTTTGTAGTGTTTATTAAGATAATCCAATACTACGAATCTTTGTTGGTCGGATGGTTCTGCTTGCCAATATAGCATATTGTTGACTTTCTTATATCTCCAAAAAACCGTAGATTCGCTCTTAAAATCGTATTCTGGACGTTTCTTAATCAAACTTTCATGAGTTACATTGCCGTATCCAACCAAATCTTTCTCACAAATAACATCCAATTCTTTGTTTACCATTCCAACTAAAAGATATTTCGATTCGTCAGACTCTTCGATACCATAACGGTATTCGTCGCTGTTATCAGCCGTGTGTGATATAATGCGTTGGTCCAAAGATTCCGGGTCTCTTGCCCAAGAAATCATCTGATGTTTTGGGTATTTAATGTTGACGTGTTTAAACAACCAATCCTCAACATATTGTTTTTCGTCTTCATTCGGTTCTGGAAACATTGACCACCAATACACGGTATTTGTTTTTCTTTTGTACCTCCATAGAAGTGCTTCAGTTCCATAATACCATTGAAGTTCTGGTGGTAGAGTTTCTTGCCATCGAGCATGAGTCAATCCGTCGTCGTGAACATCTATACCGATTACTTTGAAATTATTTCTTTTGATAAATCCCAAGTAAAGGTCGGCGTTCCTAGCTATAAGAGCTTCTTTCAACGGTTGGGTTTTTTTGTGTGGAAGAACGTTTCCCTGTTCAGGCAAACTTGCTTTTTTATCATAGACTTTATTGATAGTATCTTTGATATTTCCTAAATCACCAGAATGTCGTAGTGCCTTAAATACAAGATTTTCCACACTAAATTCTCCACCCTCTGCTAGTCCAGCATTGCGATAATTTCGGATAGACTTCATCAATGCTTTTAATTGTTCTATATCTTCCGTCTCTACCAAGGTCTTAATTTTCTTTTTTAATGTCTGGTATTTCTTACGAATCTTATCCGCGTCTAGTTTGATATTCTGTGGATTTGGTTCTAACAACCACTTATCATCGAAAATTGAATAGATGGCAGCTCCCGGACGTGCTTGTTGTGGAGTGCTGTTAGGTTCTCTTACGTCTTGGAGATACAATTCTACAGGATGACCCTTAACTTCAATATCGTGTTCCGTATTCCATTTAAACGCCACGCCGTCCATGAATTTACGAGCATACTCTTCGGCAATCTTTTCCCCAGCAATATCAATAACTATGTGTAAATCTATATCACTACTTGGCGTCCAATTATAATTAGCCGAAGAACCAAGAAATAGTATATTTTGAATGTCGCTGGTTATGTCAGTGGAGTTGTAAAAATCCTCAGCAATTTTCAACAACGAGTCCCTAACCTCTGGTTTGATGGTTTTATCCTCATTCCAGATGTTTGGGTCTAATGTCTTGTTGTAAACACGAAGTTTCACTTACTTTTTTCTTCTCTGTGAAAGCATCTGGTCCAAAAGGTGTTTTGTCTTAGAAATAGTTTCTTCGGTAACACCCAACGGAGATTTTTGTTGTGAAATATGTTTAATCGGGACTTCCGTTCCTTCCGATTTAATAAGGTCGTCAATATCCTTTACTATTCTTTCAAACAATGATTGCAACTCTTCTGGATGTTTTTTTGCATTTTTAGCGCCCCAATGAGCATACGCCTGAATTCTCTTCATTGCTAATAACTTCTGTTGGTCTTCTTGTTCTTCGTGAATTTCTTCGATTGATTCACGGATTAATCCTCTTAGTTCTTTTTTGTTCATATTTTTAGATTCTGCTATTTGTTGAGTCTGTTGTGGTTGATGATGTTTGTGACCATACTCTTCAATATAATACATTGAAAGAACGTTTAAGTTTAAAATTATACCTTCTAAAGCAATACTAATCTCATCCTCAGTAACACCATCTTCACTACGTAAATTTTCAAACCCATGCAATATCCTTTGTTGTGATTCTGCATCCATCCTAGCCTCTATACTTAGATTATAATGTCCACCCAACTTTTCTATAGAAACCCACGGAGCGGTTGTATTTGGATTTTTATTGTGTGAATTGTAAAAACTAATAGAACTTCCATTTGGCAAAACATCAATTATTTCCCACAATTCTTCCACGGTTTTTGGTGTTGGTTTTGATTGTGGAACAATATATTCATTCAATCTTTCACCACCCAATTCTTCATCAACCAATTCTTTAATGGCCTCTCTTACTTGACTCTTTGAGATAGGTATGGCACCTTTAGATTTTGGATAAACAGAAGTTTTATAGCTAGCCATAACCCTTGTTAATTTTTGGCTAACAATTGTATTGGCTAATGCCTCTACTTGGCTTTGTCGTGTAATAGATTGTTTAGATTTCTTACTATCCTCAACATCATAAATAGCTTCTCCCTGACCAGCAACAGAGGCGCGTTTTGAAACACGAATCATATAGCCAAATTGTTTTTTTACTGTAGAAAAGAAAAGTAAAGAAGCACCCGGATTCAAATCAACAATCATATCAACAATTTCCATAGGTTCGGTTGGTGTAGCGGTTGGCATTTGGTCCATTCCTTCTGTAACTCTTGATTTTTCCGTATTGCCATGTTTCTTCAAATCACTAGCACTCTGAAATTTAATTCTCCAATGTTCAGTTCCACCACCCGGAGTTTTGATTGATTTTGGGTCTTTGGCCCTATCTTTGGAATAAACATAACCAACCCCCTCACTTGCATATGACTTTGGAAGTACCTCTGAGCCTGTCTTTATACCTCTAGCTATTTTTGCTGCGGGTCTTCTTAACTTTCTCAATTTTACAAGTTTTACAACATCAGCAAATGGAACTAATGATATTGCACTTATACCAGCATCTATTAGATGTTTGTTACGGTCATCTGTTTCTTTATCTTTCGCTGCACGTAAAAGAGATATGATGACATTAATAGCATCAGCACCCGTTCCTATTGTTGGTTCTATTCCAGCAACATCCAAAGCTAATTGTAATTTATCCAACGAAGAACCTGATTTATTACCAATTTCCTCATTTTGTTTAAGACCAAGAGACTGGTCAGTTCCAACAGGCTCATCGTGACCTGTATCTGGATTGAGATAGTAATAAACTCCTGTAGCTTTGTGTTTCTTTACTGAAACTGTCTTCCCTGCCAATCTACCAGTCTTTACATAAACCGTATGTGGTCCTTCTAACTCACTACTCTTAAACGTTGTTTCATTTTGTTGTGGTGGTTGTGTAGGTTGACTGTCTTGAATGAACGCTCTTAATCCGCCGTCATAATGTCTTTGAACCCCTTGAATTATTTGAAGGTCGGTCATGTCGTCTATATCAGACTCATCATCAACCTCTCTCCACTGACAATCCTTGACCCACTCTCTCATCTGTTTTATTACTTCTGGATGCTCAGCGGCAAATCTAGCCAATGAATCTGCTATAGATTTAGCTCTGCCAGCGTCGGCTTCTTTTAATTCCTCATCAAGTATCTCTCCAATCACGTTTTTAATTTCTGATATTTTCATAAATTGCTCATTCACTCCACCGTAGTCATCAGGATATTTATTTTTAAAATGTCGTCTTACTTCATAATTCCAATACGCCATGTTATTTTCTCTATCATCATAAAACTCATTGAATTTACTTTCATCATTGTTATGTGGATATTTGCCAAAAACATATGTGGATTTATCTAAAGTTGGTCCTATGTAACGAATGCTATGGGTGTATCCTAGATGGTCTTGTCTTTGAAATAATTCTTTATACCATTTATCGGCGTCAGTATAAAATGGTGGTTTAGACATATCCATTTTTTTAGAAAATAAAGTTGATATTATTTTAGGCTTTTCTAGGTGCATCTCACTACCGGTACGATGGGGGTGTGGTGGATTCAATCCAAGACTTAGTTGTTTAGGTTTACTAACCGATGGTCTTTTTGATGCATGAGTGTTTTTTTGAATTTTTAAAGGTAAATCCAATTGTTTTTTTCTATGCGAAACCGGCTTGTCTTGAGATTTCCACATCCTACCTATCAGGTCTTTAAGTCTAGTCCCTGATATTTCGTTGATTACAATGTCGTCTGATTCAATCATACATACGGTTTTAGTCTGGCAATAGTTTCAGAAGCAGTCTTATGAAGTATCCCAATACCTCCTTTTTTATCCCACTCTTGTATTACCACTGGTGTATCATCTATAATTATGTCTCCCGGCTTGGAATAGTGTCGTTTTCTATGCTTATTCTCAACCAAGATGATATCACTTTCACGCAATGATGGTATGTTATGACGTAACCACGCAGTCTTTCCGTGTGTAGTTTGTCTGTCTATCTTATCTGATTTTCCCAAAGCACTTAGTATTTTTACTCTTAGAAAGTTAGAAGTGACGTATTGCCACATTTCTTTTCCACCAGCCATCCACTCTAATTCTGCAAAAAATCTACCTTTTCCGTATGCTTCTATAGCAGCCCATAGTTCTGGGTCTGAAACATTATCAGAACTCATTCCTGTTAATTTATAGAATCCTCCGTCGAAATCCGCCAAAACACCGTCCATGTCAACATAAACCGTCCTATTATAATCTTTTGTATTTTCCATATTGGTATAAATAGAGTTTAACAATTAAAACAACTTGCCAGTTTTAAAAGTTTGTGTATAATTGTACTGCTTTCACTTAGTACACTAAGTTTCTAGGTACAGTTATAAACTTTAAAAGGTACTAAGTAATAAGAAGTACACAGTGTACACTGATCTGAAATTTAGGCAATAATTTTAACTTTGGAGTGTTTTAGAATTTGTTGGGCAAGGTCGGAAACGAAGTCGGGATATTCTTTTGAGTCAAGTTCAGTCCAGCAGGATTCTTTTGACCCACTATCTACTTGGCCGTAATCGGGTCCGGCACTCACATGCTCCATATTATCATCATCGTAAGGAATGAATATGGGAACATCTTTGTTCTTTTTATGTTTCATATCTCACAGAAATAAATATCTTTCTGTGAGCAGGTACCATTTTATTAGTGTAGATATTAGATAATAAATTTCAGCGATTTGAGAAAAACAAAACTACCATTATAGAAAACTTTTTGAGTTGTACACTTCCGTACCTTTAACATCAGGACCATTGTAAAAATATTCGCCGGGATTAAAAGCTTCAAAGACATGTTCAGCTTTTACAATAAATCTCATCACATGATAAAGCTCTTCATGCACAGCAGTTTGATGGTCCGAATGTTCTATTGCAAATTTTTTGCTTCTTGTGACGTAATCATTTTCTTTCAAGTTATTATCTGTTGCAATCATGGCACGAAAGATTTCAACCGTCTTGTATTGGTAGCCAGTTTGCGCCAGTGACTTGCCACGTTCAGTTTCTCGTCCTTCTGTCTTGATTTCCGTATCATCCCAAGGGCCCCAATTGCCAGTGCGATTCGTAACTCTGATTACATCCATATGTTTGTATTTTTTATAGACTTTCGTTTTGAATAAACTTTCATACACTGCTTTTGGCCACATCTTATCCATTACAGGGTCAAAAATTTCATCGCCAACTTCAACCCAAGCGTGGTCTAACTCTGGATGACCAGCGCCAAATGGATTGGTGAGTCTGCCATGAACAAGAACAGCATCGTGGTGTTGTGAGACATAACGACCTGAAAGTTCGTAACACAAACCCAACCTTGAATTTGGCTTTTTAGATTCCATAATATCAGACGGGTCATACAAAGTTCTCATACCCCTTGATTGTCCCTCTCCATCAGGACACCAAATCACCGTTCGTTTGGTATCTTCGCCGTGTCTTTTCAACCAACGGATTTGTTCGGGCGTTAATCCTTGACCTTTATACCCATTCACCAAATACTCTTTATGGTCTGTTACGCCACGCAACCATCCATGTTTAAACAACATATTTTCTACTTCGGAGGTTGAATTAAGTGGAATATTTAATGAGTCATATTCCGCTTTTGTAAGTTTCCAATCTTTTACCATTTGTTTTAAAACTTCTATAGCCGTAAGTTCGTGAGAGTGATGAGCTTCAATTCCTTTTCCTTGTGGACTAATCCAATGACCGTAACAATCCTTTTGGGTGTATGATTCTTCTATTAGGTTTTTTAACTTAATCATAATAAATCAATATCTCTTTGTGTCACCGCATCTTTTAGTTCCCAACGATTTTCAATGGCGAAGTTTTTTAGATTTCTTAGTTGAAGGTTGGTTAGTGGTTTTGATGGTGAATAATCAAAATACAATGGTCCATTAACTATCTCCTTGGTAAGTTTTATGTATCCCAAAGCAAAAGCAGCATCATAAACATCTTCTTCTTCCGCTATTGAACCGTCTTGTTTAATTGGAAATCCATCTTCGTCATGATAAAATTCAGTTTCGACATTATCGGTAAACCAAGGAATGTGGTCGCCAATATCTTCCGTTATATTTCCATTAGGAAGCATCCAAAAATTATGAGCACCCATTATCTCCATCAATTTAATCATATTCAATAAATATAGTAAAAAGGCCCCAACCTTTCGGATGGAGCCTCTTTATTGTGTCCAGTCAACTTGCGTCAGTCTTAGGCGTTAGGGAAACTAGCTCCTGTTGGCAAGATATTGAAGTCAAGGACGATGAATTCCGCCGTCTTTGTTGGCTTCAAGTAAATCTGGCCGTATAGGATGTTCTGGTCGATAATATCTGGAGTGTTGTTAGTCTCATCCATCTTCACGAAGAAGGCGTATAGACCAGCACGCTGTTGAACTGATTCCAAATATGGGTTTACGATGCTCAAGAATTTGTTTCTTGTGGCAGCAACGTTTTGTTCGAATACCAAGTATTTCGCGGTTGAGGCGAAGTATTTCTTAATAGTAATCAACAATCTACGAACGTTGATACGGTCGAGAGCTGATGATTGGTTCTGTAGAGTCTTCTGACCCCAAACTACGATACCTGAACTTGGGAACGCTGCGATAGGGTTAACCTTACCTTCGTATAGAGTATCACGTTCTTGGTGTGTAGTTCTATCCGTTACCTGAATAGCGATAGGAATACCACCACGATTTAGACCTGCTGGTGCGAACCATTCAGCCGCCACCTTGTCGTTAGCAGCATAAACTGCTGGCAACACGACGGAAGGAGGAACGGTGATAATCTTGTTATTAAACGTATCAAGGATTTTAACCCAAGGATAGTAAGCAGCTGCGTAGTTTGTATCATACTCAGCGGCGTAAGAAACCACTTGGTCAATCTGACCGCTGGAAGGATTACCACTATCAGAATACAAATCCATGATGTAGAAACAATCACCACGAGCTTCACACATATCAACAATACCATTGGTGATGTATGGGTGATGTTGGTGCATAATACCCGGCACTACGATTAGGTTGATATCAAACTCATCGGCATTGCCAAGAGCAGCAATACACTGTTGATAACCAATCGAACCAGCGGATGTGACGTTTGTGCAATCCAATCCCTGAGTGTTACCCGGAGTAATATCGCCACCAACATTGATTGGGATGGCTGGGCTTTGTCCGTCGAAACCTTGCTGGAATCCAAAGACAAACTTTCTCATCTTGATGTAAGTATTTTCATTAACAGAATCATACTGAGTTGGGATTGCGTTACTACCACTTATGTAGGAACCTGTTCCAACGTTGTATATTTCGTAATCGTCATCCAATGCGAATACAACATTTCTTCCGATACTGTTGTAAGTTCCACCAGATGAATTAAATGATGGAAGTGGAGCGAAATACTGCTTGTTGTCGGCAGAAGCACCCACACCCGTCGCCGTTTGTGGATATAGACCAAACAATTCAGCATCAGCACCCGTAGGAGCGTCATCGAATGTGATACCTGATGGGAACTTACCCGGAGACAATCCGTAAACAGATGCCTTCGTGTATTTCATCGTAGGAGTCCAAGAACCCATAGAACCATTGGTTGGCGTTGTAAATGCTGAGAAACCGTATGGGATAGCACTTACTGGGTAATTGTTCTGTGTCATTTCAATACGAATGTTTTGACTATTATTTGGATATGTTCCAAACTCAAGAATCTTGCCATTGAAATTGATGTAATTGTATCTATCACCAATTCTACGAGCAATAAAGTTCGAAGAATCTGGGTCAAGATTCAAATTGTTATATTGTTCAACTATTACTGGACGTTTGTCCGTATCGCTGTATTTACGAACAGTCAATGTGAATGAACCCCAATCACTACCTGCGACGTGGCCCGCTAGTTTTACATTTTCGACTTGAACCTTGAACATTGTGTTCGTATTAGTACCGTCACTTAGGGTTAGAACTCTGAACAATTCAAATCTTGTTGGAACTGTTGAACCAGACTGCCAAGGAGCAATCTTTTGTGATACGACCCAAGGTGTTGCTGCATTCGTAATTGAGAATGCGCTGTCACCATTAGCCAAATCGGTTGAATAAGCATCCGTGAAGTTCATCGGTTGACCGGAGAACGAAGATGTAGGAAGAGCAGAACCGTAAACTCCCCACGTTTCTTTTTCACTGGAAATTTCCGAAATAGCGTTTTCGTAAACTTTATACAAATACGCCGCTTCAATTTTCTGACCAGATACTTGTGTCGCTGGGTTGCCTGCTACAGGGTCATTACCAAACACGTTGGTAATATAGCTTGTGCTATTACTATCCAATGAGAATTGATAGACACCATAAGGAGTCACGCTGTCGGTGTTTTGGAGTGTGAGGCTGAAATCCAAAGGAATATCAGTTACACCAGCCACAGGAATTGGGTTCGTCAAAGTCATGGATGAACCATAGAAACCCGGAGCCTGCAAGTTTTGAATACCACCAGCTTGAGTGTCTGCCAATACGGCAAGCAATCTAACATCAGCGCCTGATTGAGTTACCCAAGCACCATTTGGTAGAACACATGGGTCAAACGAAGCTGAACCATTGGATGTAAATCCTGTGTATTTACCAAAAGAACCACTTAGAACACCAGAGAGTAGAATCAATGGGAATCCACAAGTTCCAAGATTGACACTCAATGAAGCACTAATCAAAGTTAGTGATGTGTTGAATGGTGCGGCGGCTTGTGTATATGTTACTGAAAGTGGGCTTGTGAATGAAGCTGAGAACGTTCCATTTGCGATAGACGCTGAGAACTGTGATTGTGAAACGTTTGTCAAAATTGTTGACACGTTTGTTGTACCAAGAGTAATCGTTTGTCCAGAGTATAGAATAGAACCACTCGTAGAACTTGGATTAAATGGTGCGGCCACATCCGATGGAGTACCATTGAAAGTAACAGTGAAGGAAGCCGAATTCATTGAAGAAATCGTCTTGCTGCTGGTATTTACGAATGAAATACTTTCACTAAATTGGTTTGCTGCACTACCAGAAAAATAAACGTAAGAACTTCCACTACTAAGAGCACCCGCAGAGGCAGCTCTGTTATATTGACCTTTGACGGCCCAAATAGCGAACGGATAATTCTGTTCGTATCCAGTCAAACCACCAACACGACAAACCGTTACCAGACCACGTTCGGTCAAGTATTCAGCGGCTGTATATGGTCCATAATACACACCATCTGGCAAACCGAATCGGTTTTGCAAGGTATTCACGTTAACAAACGAGATTGGTGCGAAGGCTGGGCCTTGTGCGAATGGAGCAACAACAACGCCGCCGATATCAGCAACACCTGTTGCAACACCTGACTGGTCGTTTTCACGGGTGAATACACCCGGACTTACTATACGGCTATCTGGACTAAATGTTCCGCCTTCTTGAATTGGCATATTATGTTTCCTTAATGGAGTTCATTGAATGACTGATTATAAATATCTCCTAAATATCAAGAAACCAAATTTTTTTACAATTGAGATTAAAGAGAGTTTACCTTTCTTTTCTGATATTTATAAAAGGATGGGAAACCGTCTGAATTGGTTATAGACTGGGAGATGTGTGGTCGGATATAACAATGTTCATTGTTTTTGACTACCACCACCGTTTCTTAAAAGGAAACGCCTTCATAGACCGGTTCTGTGGGGGCGTTTCTCATGTACACCTATGAACCCTCCACCCACGATAAACGTCTTTATCTATCATTACCATCTTATCGTGTTCTAATTCTTCTAATAATTTACGTGTCAAACTTGTGGAAGACCCGCTAATGTTTAATTCATCAATTTTCTTAGGATAAACTGGAAGTTGCGCAAGGATTTGTTTTTTTCTACTATTTCTTTGACGTTTCTTTTCAGAGTCTTTTGCAGATGCATTATGTGTAGTGTTGTGACATTTACCACATAAACATACCAACCCACGAACTTCACCAATGAGAAGAAGATGTTCTTCTCCATGATGTTCGTCTCCTTCTTCGGTGTGATGAACTTGAAGATTTTCTCTACAACCACATACACATTTCCAATTAGTTCGTCTTTTTACTTCAGCAGATATTATCTGCCAGTAGGATGTTTTAAGGAAATAGAAATATTTCAGTTTTAGAATTGTCGTTTTGATTTCTTCCCAGTCAAGGGTTTGTATAACCGAATACATTTTCGCATACGAGCCCGAGCCGGCGTCTTGGTCGGCTTTTAGATATTCAAAAACGAATTCGGTTGGGGTCATAAAACATCCCCATCCCTATTTACGCGGGGATAGTTTTTTTCTCTGAAATAAAGGTTCCTGCTTGTAGGTCCAAAGAACCTTCTCCGTATTTGGTAAGCAACTTGTCAATTAGTTGGTTCTCTTCCTTTTGAAGACCAATCCACTCACCCTCCAATTTTACTTCGGATTCTTCTGCATTTTTCAAACCATTTTTAGCTTGAAATTTTTGAAGAGCGGTCTGTCCAAGACGGAAGACTGTTGATTGCATTTTTTCTTGCAAAACACGAATCTCTGCAAGTTCACTGTCTGTCATTTTTATTTGTTCACTCATAACTTTTCCTTTTTATTAGAAGATAAATACTCTTCTACGAGCCGTAACTGTAACAGCTTCGTCATAAATTTCTACAAATGGAACTATACTACCACCTTCTACGGTTCTCACCTGAAAATCTTTTTCTTCCGGCAATGCAAAACTAACTACTACCGTTGGTACAATAATATTTCTATAATCCCAAATATCAAAATCATTTATCATGTTGTTATAATTCTATCAAACAACGCCGGTCTTAATACCGTCCCATCAGGATACCCTATAGTTGGATAATAAGTATTATTGTTCCAAAGTTCCACCCAAAGCGAGCCGGTGCCTGTAGGCGTTACTGAGAGTGGTCCTATAGTTGTCCAACCCGTTCCGTCAGCAGCACTTGCGGATATATCAAAAAACAAACCAACATCAGGATTTGCTTTTACAACCATTGATGGTCTATTCGACCCTGTTGAATTTTGATTGGCCTGTACAGAAACCGTTTTCATAGACCCATTCACAACCCAACGAAATCTCCACATACCCGGATAATCTAATTGTAATGATGGCGCAGTAGGACTTCCCTCCGTGGTATTTTTTCCTACACCTATCTGCATCTGTCTTGTGGAAGTTCCACCACTATCTATATTTGAATTATCAGCATTATAAGAAATGCCTCTTCCATATCCATAACTTCCTCTTTGTTGTATTGCAACATAAGCACCAATTATTCCAATAGACGACGATTCACCGCCTCGATTTTTAATAAATGACAATCCAACTAGACTTGAAGATTCAGCAACCATATTTTTTACAGCTCTAGGTGCAAAAAATCTTCCTGATTGATTTCCTCTAATAAATGAACCGCTAATAGGCATATTTTAATTTGTGCTTAATGTATCACTTGTCTCTATTACATACATAGCACTATTCGGTGTAGTTTTAACAACTCTAAAAGTTTTTCCATTAAAATCTAAAGCACCGTCAAATGTTTGACCATCAGAAAAATTTGCAATAGGATGTAATACTTGATAAAACCCACGAAGTTGTCCTCGTATAACAGAAGTCGAATTTTCAACCACCCACACAGGACTCAAATAAAGGGCATTGTCAGTTGTATTTGGCATAGGAATACCACCCAAAAATGCAGTAGAACTTCCTTTTATACCATCGCCATGTTTACCAATAGTTATACTTGTTCCTATTCCTGTTGTAGATCTAGGCATAAAACATCCACCAACAGCAGTGACCAATACTGATAAGAAATCGAATCCATCATTTGCAGCCGCAGAAGTATTTTCACCATTTCTTCCCATGATAATACATCTGTATGGGTCTGAACTGCCTGTTCCTTTGAATGAATAAATATCACCAAATCCAAATCCATAATATGTTGCGGCGGTATCACCCGTAGCGATTAAACTATAAAACGAACTTGAATCTGCAAAAACAATCCACTGTCTCAATGAACTTGAATCATTTGTAAGACTTTTTCTAACAACGACGTGACCTGTGGTTAATAATTGTGCAGGTGTAGGGAATTGTCCTGACCCGCTACCAATTGAATTGGATACAGAAGATGACAGACTTGCCAAAGATTCCCATCCTGTTGCCCAAGCTTCTTTATACAAAGCCGTTGCATTTTGACCATTATCATTTACAAATAAATACATTCCTGAACCTGATGGTTGTTGCCATGCACCAATCGAATCAGGAAAAGTTCCGGCGCTGCCGGTATTTGTAAATGGTTTTAACCATCCAGCTCCAACTTTTGAACCATATCCATTTACTAAACAAGAATCCAATAATGCAATAAAACTTCCTGTCGTTCCATAAAAGGAAGGCGCTCCTGAATCGCTTGACCTGTATATTGTAAATGCCATATATTAGTTTTTGTCCACCGTTGGTGTTGTTTCTATTGCCCAAAAAGACCCAACAACGGTTTGACGAATTATTTGAAACCCTTTTCCAGCATATTCACCAGACCCGCTTATTATTTGTCCATCTACAAAGCTAGTAAGTGGATGTAATACTTGATATAATCCTCTTAATTTACCTCTTAATGTAATTGAATTTGCCGGTTCCATCACATATAATGGACTCATATAAAATGAATTGTCTGATGAATTTGGACATACTATGTTACCATTAATTGGGCTTGCCGTAGGCGTCGGGCTTATCCAAGGATTAGGATCACACGATGCTATATCTCCCCTTTTAGTATAGTTTAAACTTGTTCCACCGCCATATCCTGTTCTGGCTATGTAATGGCCGGGTTGTGCAGTGGTTACA